CGAGGTCGAGTTGGGCGATTGGCTAGACGCTATGCCAGCACAAAGTTGAAAATTGGCAGTGGCAGTGGTCCATGGGCCCCGGCCGAAGATTGGTTGCTACGAATGAATAGTGAACTTGTAGGCGAGTATGTCCTGGTCGAGCCAGGGTCGGACGGATAGGCTGGTGACTTATGCGCGTTTAAACGCGGGGCTAGGGATTAGGGGTATACTTCGGATCTATCTTCCGGCGAAACTCCTCTCCTGCGTAACAGAAAGGCATTGTTATGGCTAATGATACAACCTGGTTCCCACCAATTGGTGACTACATATTGTCGAAACGTTGTTCTGTTTGTAAAGCCGAGCCCCGAACTCCCTGTAACGCACCACGAAGTATTGCAAGGTTCCGTAAGGACAACGAAAGAAGTAAGGCGGCATTCGGAGTGCCCATCAGTGCAGATGAAGTATCTAGGTGTTCGCACACTCCTCGTATTGACCGTGGAATAGACCATCGCCGACGTGACATGGCGCGGGCTCCCCGCATCGAAGATCGCGAGCTAGGACGCACCTACGGAACATTGTAGTTTGTAGCTATGGTTCTTTCAATACAGGCGTGCGAAAGATAGGGCATAGCACAAAATGGATAGTTCTAAGGCTAAGCGGCGTCCGCGCAAGAATACAGGGAGTGTGAAGGGGAATACCAGCGGAATCCGGAATGAGGTGTTTGATGAATCTGGTGATGGAGTTGCGGTGGGTAATCCATTGCAAGCAGAGCGCGGACTCCGGAAAGAAATCGGGACGAATAAACTAAGTGGAATGATGACACGGGGACCAGCGGTTGTATTTTGCCCATTGCTAGGCGAGGATGGATATACTGAACCAGAAAATGAGGGGGACTCTGATGGTCCGGCCCAGGTAGCCCCAGTGGATCAATATCAATTAGCCGATCGGGTGTCTGCTGAGTACAGACCTTACAAAATAGGGGAGAGTAGCAACGGCAACAAGTATCGCAAAGAGTGTGTGTTCCCTGTCGAGGTAGCGCGGATTGTGTTGAATACAATTGATTTGGCGCCGAACTTGCAAACGTTGCGTGGCGTGACACATACCCCAATTATTAGATCCGATGGCTCGTTGTTGGCTGAGCCGGGTTTTGACGAAGATACTGGTTACCTATACCTGCCTACCGTGCAGGTACGGAAGGTGCCGGTTCGTCCGACCGCGCGGGATCGGAGGACGGCGGTAAGGCTGCTACGCGGGCTCGTAGCGGAGTTTAGCTGGGTGGGGGAGCACGACGAGGCAAACTACTTGGGCCTCATGCTCACCCCACTCCTGCGCCAGATGTGCCCACCCCCATACAAGCTCGGTGCCATCATGGCGCACCAGAGCGGCAGCGGCAAGTCGTTGCTGGCCGAGGTACTGCGATTGGTACATGGAGGGGTGTTCCGCAGCTCAATTCCGCATGAAGAGGCAGAGATGAAGAAGTCAATTTCTGCCATCTTGTACCAGACGACCGCACCAATCGTACAGTTTGACAATGTTGCTGGGAGGTTGAAAAGTCCGGTATTGGATGGTCTCCTAACCAGCCAGGATTTCTCAGGCCGTATCCTCGGCTCTCTTAGAGAAGTCAAATTCGTGAATGATCGGTTGTGGTGCTTGACTGGAAACAACCTGCATATTGACGGGGACCTAGCGCGTCGTACGTTGTGGGTGTCTATTGATCCGAAGGTACCGGCGCCGCAGAACCGGACTGGTTTTAAGCTCGACCTACCTGTGTATGTAAGCGAGCATAGGGGTGAGATTCTGCGGGCATTGTTGATACTCATCCTGGCGTGGCGCAACTCCGGTAAGTCAATAGAACTGCGGACTAGCGATAGTTTTGCGAAATGGAGCGCTACGGTCCGGGGTATCCTGAGTTACTGTGGAGTGCCTGGAGAGTTCGATCACGTGGACTCTGCCCGGGTGGCGATTGATGAAGAGGATAGTGAATGGGAAGAGTTCCTGCATGCCATCTATCGTCAATTCTCGGGCAAGGCGTGGTCAGTGCGAGAAGTGGTCGATACTGTCGTTGGGGATGGATTCAGTGGGAAAATTGAGGGAGGAAAGGGTGGTATTTCAGCTGACCTCCTGCCCACTGAATTGGCCGAAAAGGCGGCAAAGATGCAGCCAATCGGGAAGTCGCTTGGTCGTTGGTTGCTGCGACGGGAAGGTCAGTTTGCTGGTAACTACACGGTCCGGTGCACGGGTAGTGGCAGGAATGGTAAAACCTGGAGAGTCGAGAAGGCTAGCTAAGGGTAAGATCGAATAGACGGCCAGGAAGATCGTCGGGGAATGGTGGGCTCAAAACGAAGATCGAAATGGGTGGGGGAAAGTGGAGAAACGGACACGTAACCGGCTCCGTTCTGAACCTAGATCGAAAAGAGGCCGAGCCTCCGACCAGCGATTACCCGAAACGATCTAGCGGGTTTCTCGCCTTTAGCGTCTTTTCTTTAAGCCTACGTAGGAAAATTAGGTACCCTATAAGGGTATATGTGCGTTTTACTAGGGGGGAAGAGGAAAAACCCCGGAAAGACGAGAAACCCGCACGGAGATTCGATCTTCGATTCGATCTTGACTGAGGAAGTTTCTTGGATTGGTCAGATTGTAGTACACTTTCTGGAATGGGGTCGGGTGGAATGGAATTTACCTATTGGAATGGAAAGGATGGATGAACATGGCGACGCCGAAGATTTTGAATCCTGATCGGGAGCCTGGCGATACTGAGTTTTCGCATGGAAAGGGATTGATGCCCGATCCAGCAAAGGGCTATGTGCCGGACAATCTTGACGAGCATCATGCCATTCTGCGGACTGACTCGGCCGATCCAACCTCGGTTGCCAACTATGATGCGGTGGTGCGTGCAGAGTGAAGCAATCGTATGCCAATCCCTACCTAGTCTGCAATGACTGCGGAGGTTGGATAACCGGAGGGACGAGCGTTGTTGGAGAACCATTAATATTTATTCCATGCGAGCACACGCAGGGATATGAATACGTCTGTCCAAGTTGGAGTCCGGTAAGTGGATGCACTTGCGCCAATGACTTAGGCGCAGTGTTTCATCGAGTGCCTACAGAGATCGCGGAAGGACAAGTATGGTGATGGTGCGCATTGTTGCGCTAGTAATCGCAGGTGTGTTGTTGGCAGGGTGCGAGCACCAAGGAGAGAGCAATCCCAAAGAGGAGGATTCGGGCTGGGACTGCGAAACCCAGGGCAATCAGGTATGTGGTCCGAGCGATGAAACTCTGACAATGGAGGCATTGTGATTCAGCAATTCACATTCTACCCACCAACTGATTTTCCAATTGGGGAGCGGAACTTACTCTGGTGTGTGGATTATGGGGTGCTAGAACTTTGGACCAACGGGGATTTTGTAGCCCGATACAAATACAACGAGTCGCGCAACCTCTACGAGTTGGATATGGCACCACAACCTGTGGAGCTTGACTTAACAAATTTGAAGAAGGGGGTGACCAAGGCTGAAGAGTCACAAGCTCTGCTGGTCAATGGCCCGAAGTATCTTGGCGTAGCAAGGGAAGCAAAGGAGGATTGAGATGTCGGGGAAGGGGCCAGAGCCTCCAAAGCACGGGCGAGCAAAGTGGGGCGATAGACCGAAGTGCAGTCAGTTCAAGAATGACGGCACTCCCTGCAATGCTCCGGCTCGGCGGAACAGTGAGCCGAGGGCATGTAGTGCGCACGGGGGTTGGGGAAGAGGCGAGGCGGCGAGCGGCCCGGTAGATGGTCCGTCGGGGCCGAAGCAACGCAGGGCGCGAGTTGTGCAGGTGTCGGCGCGGGTGGACGATTTCATTGAGGGGAGGATTACAGTAGAAGAACTGGACGACGAAGAGTTGGCGCGAGGGTATCCAAGATCGGCGGGTGGAAGATTTACTGTTCCACCAAAGGTAGTGCCGCGTGCGCTGCATACCCGAATGGTTCGGGAACTATTTAAGCGTGCTGACGTTATGCTGAAGAAGTCTCTTGTGGACTGTGTGGAGACCCTTACTGAGATTGCTACCAATCCAGAGGCCGAACACAAAGACCGCATCAAGGCGAGCATCTTTGTTCTGGAACGGGTGATGGGGAAGACCCCGGAAGTTGTGCATGTTGGGGTCGAGGAGAAGCCATACCAGAATATCTTGAACAAGATTGATCGGGATATGGAATCGGACTCCTTTGTAATCGAGGGAGAGGTGCCCGATGATTCCAATTAAGGGCCGATGAGGGCCGTAGGAAGCTTCGGGGGTGCCCGGAGGGACCGGAGAGGGCTCCGCTGCCCGGAGCGTCGCGATGCGGGGCTACTACGGGGCTTCCGGCGTCGGGTAGGCTAGGACTCGTTCCCGTAGTTCGCGTCTCCCCCCGGTTCCGGGAGCTACGGGAACGCTAGCCAACGAAAGGAATGGAAAGATGCCAGCGTTGCGACCAATCATCACTTCCCCTCGGACGTCGAGTGCAGCGGAGGCGGACGCGGTGCGCACTGTCGACGCCGTGACGTATCCCCGAGTTGGATACACCGGAGCCCGGAACAGGCTTGGAGCGGCCCTGTCTGGAGTTCGGGCCGCCGGTGCGATGCGGTTGAAGGGCGGAGCGTTCGCACCCTTCTCCAATCGCAAGTTCCGCTAGGGCGATACAATGACTCGGTACAATGCGTGTGCGCAGGGTTGGTGGACCCGACTACTGTTGGCTCGTGTGCCCCTTTGTACCGACCTGCCCCGTACGTCGTCAATCGCCCGGCGACGTACGGGGCGTTAAACTTTGGAGGCAAGGGCGATGAGTGATCTGATATGGATCATAGCAACGACAGGTGCATTGGCATGGGCGATGGTATGTGCGATAGTTTGGTCTGAAGGAGGTAAGTGGCGAGAGCGGTCCGAACACAGGAAAAGAATGGAGGATGAAGACGAGAGACAGATCCTTGCATTCATCCGGGCAGTGAAGAGACCCACGGGAGAGTGACATGAATTGGAAGAAGAGTTCCCGATGCAAGACCGACAGTGACATGTGTGTCGAGGTGTTGGTGGGGAACAACACCGTCGGAGTGCGAGACACCAAGAATCGGAATGCGGAGCCGCTCACCTGTACTCGGGTTGCGTGGAGTGGTTTTCTTGCGTTCGTGAGGGGCAGTGAGGTGCATCTCTGAGATGTTGGTTTGGTATGCCGCAGTCTTCTTCCTCGCGGGGATGGGCTGCGGCTTCCTCATAAACGATGCGTATCGAGACAAGGGCGATGATCTGTAAATGAACAGTCGGGTCAAGTGGCATGCTCCTATGTTTTATCGTTACAAGGTCGCCACTCCACGCAAGGTACGCCTGGCGCTTAACCGTTATCCCGGGATTGTGATTGGAGCTGCGGTTGTTATTGGCCATTACGCATATTGCGTGAAGTGGGGGATTGCAAGGGTGGTGAGTGATGGCGGAAACGGATTGTCCTTTGAATGAGTGCCCGCACTCGGTATATCAACATGGTGTAAGTGAAGACGAGGAGAATCCAACTCCTGTATGCCAATCCCCGGGTTGTCTGTGCGGCCAACCTTGGCGCGCTGTTGATATTAATCCTCCTTTGCTACGAAGGTAAGGGCGATGATTTGTAAAGGGTGCAGCGAAGACGCACATTGGGATTGCGACAACCTATGGAGGGGCGCGCATAACACTACTGAAGCCAGGGAGCCTCGCGAACCACCGGCCAAGACATGGTGCGATTGTCAACATAGGGCGACTCAGGAATAGGGCGACTGGGCGATGGAGCTAATGGAGCTAATGGGACGGCACTCGAAGCAACCGGCGAAGCAATCGGGCTATGTCGCTGCGATCCAAACAATGGGCGGATTGGGTCTGCATTATTACTGGGATGTGGCGGCTGTCACGATGATGCTCAGCGGAATGACCTTCATGTTGCTTGAGTTCTGGCTCTTGGGTATGTTGTTGGTGTCAATCGGTTACACCATCTTCTTCTCTTATGCCTAGCAGCAGCATCAACGCCTGGGCTTTGCTGCGGGAGTCCGGCTGGAATCCGCATCCCGGGCAGGTGCAGGTGTTCGCGTCTTCGGCTCGACACCGGGTTGTCTCGGCAGGGCGACGGTTTGGCAAGAGTGACCTGGGCGGGCACGAGCTGTTGCCGGAAGTGTTCCTGGCGTACTCGATGGCCCGTGAACTACTGGAGGCGGGGAAGCGCCGTGAGTTCTGGATTGTGGGGCCGGAGTATGGCGACAGCGAAAAGGAGTTCCGGGTAATCTGGAATGACCTGAAGCGTCTTGAGGTTCCCTTCGATAAGCCTGGCTCCTACAATGACCCCATCGGGATGAATATGCACATCTCGCTTTGGGGCGGAGCACTCCAGATCCACGCCAAATCCGCGAAGCACCCTGAGACGCTTATTGGCGAAGGGTTGCACGGAGTAATCTTGGCGGAGGCCGCAAAGCTCAAAGAGGTGGTTTGGACTAGGTTCATTCGGCCTACCCTCGCGGACCACAACGGTTGGAGCCTGCACACCAGCACCCCAGAAGGTCGCAACTGGTTCTATGAGTCCTGGAAGCGGGGGCAGGATCCACGGAACCTGGACTGGGCGAGTTGGAAGATGCCGAGTTGGAATAACCCGCATGTCTATCACACACCGACTCAAACTGAAGACGTGCTCTATCTCCAGGACCTGCTCAACAGCGACGAAGCTTTGGAATACTCAATATATGATCTGATTGAGAAGTATGAGTTGGAGATAGACCCGGAGATCGTGTCGCTGCTCAACGACCTGACCGAGGAGTCTTTCAATCAGGAGATCGGTGCCGACTTCACTGAGTTTGTTGGAAGAGTGTTCAAGCTCTTTGACGAAGAGACCCATGTCTTTGATTTGAAATTCAATCCGAGTTGGCGCACGTACGCCGGAGTAGACCTCGGCTTCACCAATCCTTCGGTTTGGCTGTTGCTCCAGGTTGGGCCTTGGGGTGACGTGCACGTCCTGGATGAGTTCTACCAATCGACCCTTACTGCCAATGAGTTCGCAGATCAGGTGTCGCTGCGTGGTTTGGCTCCCTCTGGCATGCTTGGGTTCTACTCGGACCCGGCGTCTCCGGGGGACAACAAGATCATCGCAGAGATACTCAAGGTCAAGAGTGTTGGCGGTACTGGTGGCGAAATTAAACACCGGCTGGATGCTATTCGGGGTAGATTGAAGTTAGTGCCGCCGTACTTGCCTGCTGGGCATCCTGAGAAGTTACCAAAGATACGAATTGATAGACGTTGCAAAGAACTGATCCGAGAGATGGGGGCGTATCGTTATCCCTCGAAGCGAGTAGAGGTGGATCCTAACAAGGCGGATATTAATAAGGCGGAAGTCCCTCTCAAGATGGACGACCATGGCCCGGAGGCTCTCGGCCGGTTCATGGCTGGGTTCTTCGGAACTCCGCAAAAGACTACGCATCGGCGTCGAGTACACAAAGTCAACATCAAGAGATAGGGCGATAATGGCGGAGATGGCGAAGACCATGGCTGTTGACTTCGACGGAGTGATCCATGTTTATAGCAAAGGCTGGCATGACGGTACGATCTACGATGGGTTGATGCCAGGCGCCACTAGCGGTTTGTTGCACCTGATGCAGGATTACGCCGTGTTCATTTTTACTACCAGGGATCCCATTGAAGTTGCGCAGTGGACTGAGAAGATGACAGGTATTCCTATGGTCCCATCGGGATTCCAAGAAGCCGGGAATTACCCATTTTGGAATGGGCGGGATTCCATCTTGGTTACAAACTTGAAGTATGCTGCAATTGCGTACATTGATGACAGGGCTTACAAATTCACCGATTGGGACCAAACGACCCTAGATTGGTAAGTGACATGACTTCCCCATACGCCAGTGTGGCTCCATTGTTGGGCACCGCGCCGAGTTGGATTGGTAACTCTGACGAGGCAACTCGCATTATGTCCTACAGTATCTATGAGGACATTTACTGGAATGTCCCGAACTCATTTAAATTGGTAATGCGAGGTGATGATGAGGTTCCGATCTACCTGCCTACTGCGCGGAAGATTGTGGAGGCGACCCATCGTTTCCTTGCTGTTAATTTCGACTTTGTGGTTAACGACAAGGTTGGTTCTTCGGGGGAACAGGCCGCACTAGAACTGATTATGGGTGCGCTGTTCAAGCGGGAAGAGATTTACGCCAAGGTCACCACGCAGAAGCGCTATGGATTGATCAAGGGGGATGCGCTCTGGCACATTACTGCGGACCCGGGTAAGGCACTTGGGTCGCGAATCGCGATGCACGAACTAGATCCTGCTATGTACTTCCCAATTCATGACGAAGATAATCCAGATCGAGTGATCGGCTGTCACATCGCCAAGCTGGTGCCCGATCCGAAGGACAAAAACAAGTCAGTCGTTCGGAGACAGACCTATCGGAAGACGGACAACAGCCGGATCACTTCGGAGTTGGGCCTATTTGAAGTTGCCAAATGGGACGATCGCTTTGGTAGCGAAATCAAGCGGGTGCAGTCCTTAGTTGACGAATTCGAGTTGCCAGAACAGATTACCACAATCCCGGTTTACCACATCAAGAACAATCGGGTCCCTGGGGAGCCATTTGGCTCATCCCAACTTCGGGGGATTGAAACTATTCTGGGCGGTGTAGATCAGTCCATCTCGGATCAGGCGTACACCCTGGCGATGCAAGGGTTGGGGGTGTATGTCACGACGGCTGGGCCGCCGATAGATGAAGAGGGCAATGAAGGCAGTATTGAGATGGGCCCAGGGCGCGCAATTGAAATTGGAGAGGACGAAGACTTCAAGCGGGTGTCTGGCGTCAGCTCGGTCGCTCCATTCCTAGATCACATTAGGTACCTGGACGAGGCGGCTCGCACTGCGTTGGGTATTGGAGACCTAGCTGCCGGTAAGGTAGAGGTGTCGGTAGCGGAGAGTGGCATTTCGCTTCGGCTGCAACTTGCTCCACTGCTAGCTGCCAATGCGGAGAAGGAATCCGAGTTACTTGGTAAGTACGATCACCTCTTCTTTGACCTGTCCAGAGGTTGGTTTCCGGCCTATGAAGAATTCTCGGGCGGAGTGGCTGAGGTTGCCAGTGTCGTAGGCGATCCACTCCCGGTGAATCGAGAAGCCGAGATTGAAGAGGCTCGATCGCTGTTTGGGGAATCGCTGATCACCTTTGACATGTTGGCGATTGTATTGGCCAGGCACGGTTACGTCTTCCCGGAGAATGCCAGGGAGGCAGTCTTGGGAGACGCTACTGAGTTCGGTGCAGTCCGCAATCCCGATCCGTTCGGTGCGCGTCTCGACACAGAAGGAGAAGACGGTGGGAATACTGGCGAAGAGTAAGCAGGTACTGGATCATACTGGAGCTGACCCAGACGGAAGTCAGTTCTTCGCTGATTCGGAGGTAGAGAGTAACTGTGCTGTGCTGGCGCTGACACTGGAAATGTGGGAGGATTTTGGCCGGCCGGACCAGGTCACTATTGTAATCGAACCAGGAGACAGGTTGAATAATGAAACGGTTTAGCGATTGGCCAGTGGTGAAGTGGGATGGTGAGCGCTGGGACATGATGTTTGAGGTTTGGTACCAGGGTAGTTGGGATCGCTTCCTGATCAAGAAGCGGAAGACTGACCTGGCCACAGTGCCGCGGTTTATGTGGTTCCTGATTCCGAAGACAACCGGAGTGATCGCCGCTATCTTTCATGACCAACTTCTGGAGGAGGAAGTTCCGCTAGGCAAGCAGTGGATCGAGGGACAGGAAGAGCCTCGGCTCATTACTAGTCGAGATGCGGATGGCCTGTTTTATCAGGCGCTCATTGACCTGGATGTGAAGCCGGTTATGGCTGCATTGATGTGGGTCGGGGTACGCTGGGGCTCGCTGTTCCGGCGCGACGGACATAACAAGGGTTGGTGGAAGGATGCGCGGAAGGTCATCCCAATTTCAATCGCTGCAGCTCCGTTTGTTTTGGTGGCGCTGATTGTAAACTCTGTGCTGTACGCCCTTTACTGCCTGGTGGAGGGGGCCGTTGAAATCATAAGCTGGGAGCGATCGTGGAGGACGAAGGATGACAAAGGCAAGTGACGAGCGCAAGGCAGTAAGGAAAATGGAACGTGGGAAGTGTCCGACTTGTGGGCAGCGACTTCCTGCCAACTCCCCATTGAATCAGAAGGAGAAGTGACATGGATCGCACAGAGTATGGCCTTGGCGCAAAGATTCACTTTGACGATCGTTCTCGGAACTATGGGGTTGCTGAGGTAATTCCAAGCACGGTGGCGCGGACCACCAAGCTATGGGACGTCCCGGACAAGGACGTTCCGCTGAATCAGGGGCGTGAGGGTG